ATGGCTCAAATACTGTTCCGCCCGATCCGTTGCCGCTTCTTGATCCAACTGATCTACGAAATATCTGTCTCACCTGTTGGATTTCTTTGGGCAAAATATATTCTTGCTGATTTTCTCTCAACGTTAAAAACGCATAACTTTCTTCAACAGCATTATCTGAACGCTGTCGAAATACGCCTAGTGCCCTGTTCAGTGCAGTTTCGTAGTGTATGGGATCTAGCTCTACATCGATCATACCGTCGCCCAGCATGGCTTTGCAATAACTAAAAACTTCTTGCTTGGATTGGTCTATTTGGCTCATATAGTTATTTATAAATATATGACTATGCCAAGACTGAGCCTTTACCGTCCTGAAAAGGGCAATGATTATAAATTTATAGATAAAAATATCTGGGAAATGTTCCAGATTGGAGGTACTGATGTTTTTATACATCGGTATCTAGGTCCTGGAGCCTCAGCTGGCACAGCGTCACCCAGTTTACCTGTATACAACACCAGCGATCCCACACAGATACAGGATTTGCTGTTCCTAGAAAATAGAGATCGCAAATACGATCCTGATATCTATGTCATGCGAGGTGTATACAGCCTGCAAGATCTAGATTTTAATCTCAGTCAGTTTGGCTTATTTTTACAAAACGACACAGTCTTTATCACATTTCACATCAACGACACTATAGAAAAATTGGGCCGCAAATTGATTAGTGGAGATGTTATAGAGCTGCCGCATTTAAAAGATGATCATGCTCTCAATGATTTTCAGTTTGCTCTTAAAAGATTCTATGTGATTGAAGAAGTAAATCGAGCTGCGGAGGGATTTTCAGTTACTTGGTATCCGCATTTATATCGTGCCAAATGTAAACCCCTGGTTGATAGTCAAGAATTCAAAGAAATACTAGATCAAGTTGCCAACAAAGATGCCATGGTTGGTACCTACAATTCAACAGTGACCTATTATCCAGGTGATGTTGTGACTGGACTAGATGGAAAAAATTATACGGTGCTACAAGAAGTTACTGGAGTTGCGCCTCCTAATGCTGCCTATTATGAACTGGCCGACAGTCTACGAAACATAATGAGCACCTACGAAAAAGAAATGCAGATCACTCAGGCAGTGCTTGATCAGGCAGAAGCAGATGCTCCTAGAAGCGGATTAGATACCACACAGTTTTATACGCTGACAGTGGATGAAAACAAATTATCAGTATTGATCAGTGCGGATACTGGTCAAATGGATGCCAGCCTAGAAACTCAGGCCACCGATGAAGCAGGCAATCTCTTGTACAACACCGATGGTACTCCCATATATGTAGGAGTTACTGCTGCCAGCGTGTTATTATCATCAGAAGTATCTGCTTATAACGGGTATCTTGCTGGTGATGGTGTTCCACCAAACGGTGCTCCATTCACAGCAGGTATAGCCTTTCCGGTGGCAGCTGGCATTGGTGAGTTTTGTCTAAGAAAAGATTATTTTCCATATAGACTGTTTAGATATAATGGATCAAGATGGGTCAAGGTTGAGGATCAGGTGAGAATGACCATGAGCAACCTTGGACCAAGTGATGTTGGGGTGGGAGATGAGTTTGAAGGCAAAGATGTTCGCCGGACACAAAAAGCCGGATTTATTAATAATACAAATACAGCCACAATAGATGGACACACTGTGAAAGAAAGACAGAGTCTCAGCAAGGCTCTTAGACCAGAGGCAGATGAATAATGGATTATTTTTACGATGCGCAAGTAAGACGATATGTCACTCAGTTTATGAGAATCTTTATAGGATTCAAATATAAAACTGGAGGCGATGTTCCCGAAGAACGACACGTGCCGGTGTTGTACGGTGATATGACCAGACAGGTTGCCAGCATGATCAAAGACAACAGTGAGAACAAATTGTCAACTGTGCCTAGAATAGCCTGTTATATCAGTGGACTCGAGTTGGATAATTCTAGACTTAGTGACTACAGTTTTGTTAGTAAATTATCTGTGAGAGAACGGCAGTATACCACTAACCAGGCAGGCGAAAGAGAATACGGTAGTGTGCAGGGCGGTGGATACACAGTGGAAAGACTCATGCCCACACCGTTTAAACTGTCTATGAAAGCTGAAATCTGGACCAGTAACACGGATCAAAAACTTCAGCTGCTGGAACAAATTTTGGTATTATTTAATCCCAGTCTTGAAATTCAAACCACAGACAACTATGTTGACTGGACCAGTATCAGCGTGGTAGATCTCAGCAGCATCAATTTCAGTTCAAGAACCATTCCACAAGGCGGAGAAAGTGATATTGATATCTGCACTCTAGATTTTCAAACTCCTATCTGGATCAGTCCTCCCGCCAAGGTCAAGAAAATGGGCATCATTAAAAACATCATCATGAATGTTTTTGGAGAATCAGGTCAACTGTTGGACCTTGAAGATCTCATATTCAACGGTGACAGTGCAACTACCCAGGTACGAACTACTGTAGATCAATTTGGAGTATTGCTGATCCTGAACAAGCCTACAGGATTCTATGATCTCACTGTGTTGAATGTCTATGAAGCAGTATTGTCACTGGGACTAGATGCTACTCCCTACAAAGGCAATCAAGAAAGATTGAATTGGTACAAGGTATTAGAACTTCACGGAGGCTACACAGGTACCAGCAGAGTACATTTTACACAGCCCAGTGGCTACGAAGTTACAGGTACATTCACCGTAAATGAAATCGATCCCTCATATCTAGTGATAGATCTTGATATGGACACCGTACCTTCCAATACAATATCACCCGTTACTGCCATTGTTGATCCCTACAAGTTTAGTCCTATTGAAAAATTTGGAAGTATTGCTGCCATACCTGTGGGCACAAGATATCTAGTATTGGATGATGTTAATACCAGTACTAATGTAGGACAGACTGTGGAAAATTCCGGATGGAACAACTTTGATTCTGGCTCAACTGCCTACGATGGTCCAAATTCTTGGAAAGATCTCATAGGCAATGACACTGTGATCAAGGCCAATTCCATAATTGAATGGACTGGTACTGCATGGCAAGAAACGTTTGATCCCGGCGTTGTAACCACTATTGAATATTTTACTAACTTGACCACAGGTGTACAATACAAATGGGATGGCACACAATGGTTGAGATCGTTTGAAGGCGAATACGCTGCCGGATATTGGAGATTTGATCTAAACGCTTGATAAGTATCTAGATGCAACAACGTGCCGGTCTACTGTTTCTAAGCAAAAATACCAAGAGAATTCTTCTTATTTTAGAAGATGCCAAATGGACTGTGCCTACATTTGTGAGAAACAGCAGTCTATTAGAAGATGCCGAACCGTTGTTAAATAATTTCTCAGTGGGTAAAATTTTACCCATAGAATTGTATCTCAGTGAGGATCGTGGATTTGAATACGGTACATATATCTGTCTAGTTGATGATGAATTTCTCACAACATCGGCTGCTACCATAAGTTGGGCTGCGTTAAATCACTTGCCCAAACAATTGCACACCGGTTTAAAAAATACACTGAGCAATACCATAATTCGTACAAAGATCGAAACCATATTGGAGTTAGAAAATGTCAAGCATACTGCAAAAATCTACTAGATTTATCAAAGACTGTGAAAAATACGAATCAGTGATAGCCACCATGCCGGAAGGTAATGTAAAAAATGAAACTGTGCAATTGTTGCAAAAGTTAACCTACAGCATTAAAAAACTTGATAACATGCATCTAGAAATGGTATACTCTAGGCAGTTGCCAACTATGGGCAACGAGATGAAACAAGAAATATCAGAGTTACGAAAAAAATTAGAAACCAGAATCAGAGACTGGACACAGGCTCAGAAAAATTAAATACTGGCAAAGTTCTTGATAACTATAGTTCCAATCATGCCAATGTGATTTGAGCACTGATATCTGTAGTTTCCACTAATTGAATCCGGAATTTTCCAATACAGTGTGCCTGAAGTTTTGCCCTGAGCAGATGATCCAGTAGACACTACCCCAGCTGTGGTCACGTGTACCAACCCAGTGTCATAATTGGCGCCTGCATTATTCTGTATGAGGAACGGGTGGGAAGCACTAACTCCTGCCAAATTAAACGCAATGGTTGTGCCATTGATAGCATATATGGTTGGATCATCTGTGGTGCCATATTGATCAAATCTATATGCCGTAGATCCATTGAAAGTGACATCTAGTCGTGTAATAGCAGGCAGATAAAATTGGTCTACTGTGAGATCTGAACGATCGCTTAGTCCAGTGAACGCCGTAGCACCTGCGCTGACTGTGCTGGTAATGGTCACTGTGTCTGTGCCAGCATTTGTGGCTAGTGAAATGCCAGTGCCTGCTACCAATGTTAAGGTATCTCCTGGAGATTCTGCTTCAACACTCGACTGTCCTGCTACGGCCAATATACCAAAAGCATTTTGACTTGAGCCTGAGTTAGTAATAGTAATGGTGTCGGTGCCAGCATCGGTTGTAAGTGTTATACCTGTGCCAGCCGCCAATGTCAATGTATCTGTAGACGAATCCGCTACCACTGAACTCTGCCCCGCTACTGCAATTGTAGCAAAACTGTCTGACGCTGTGCCACCGCCTCCGGCTACTGTGGCCCATGAGTTGTCACCTCTCAAATAAGTACTGGCACTAGGTGTGCCTGCGGCTCCTATACGACCTATGGGCACTGTGCCTGTGGTCAACTGTGTGGCGTTAAGTGCAGTGAGATTTTCACCACTACTGATTGGCAGTATAGCAGGAAATCTTGCATCGGGTATAGTACCGGTGGTCAATTGCGTAGCATTCAATGCGGTAATACTAGCCCCACCACCGCTAAAGTTGGTAGCAGTGAGTACCCCAGCATCACTAATACTAGCTGAGCTGTTTTTAATATTTGTGCCACTGGTGCCACTGTATCTAACTATGGCGTTATCAACATAGCTGCCTAACACAGAATTTACATTGCCTGAACCAGTTCCGCCAGCGCCAGTTGGTCCTGCTGGCCCTGCTGGGCCTTGCACTGTGGCTGTGGTTTGAACAGTGTTATCTGGGAACCTTAAATTACCTCCTAGCACCAGATTAGGAGTTATGGTTATAGGATTTGCATTAGTAACACTAAGAGTGGTGTCTGTAATTGTGATATTTCCTGTAGAGGCCACAGAAGTCT